CATCTATAAGGGCATTATACACGGTTGTGCGGTCACTGCGAATAGCTTCTCGCATATAAAATGCAACCACTTTTTCCATGTGCTTTTGGAACGCTTTTGCCTGATCCCTTATAGCAGGGTGTGCATCATCCGATACACTAATCAGTTTTTCTACACAGCGTTCTGCGACTTCATCAGGGCTAAACCCTCGATTCTGCGTTGTTTGTACGTTGACGATTGGATCGTCTGAAACATCAAAATTAAGTTTAAACATTATTGTTTTGGCCTTATTACTTTACCAACGCGATAGTCTTGCGTGGTTTCTTTTGCTTCTCCAAGCATCTTCAACCCAATTACAGCTTCATTAAACCGTTGATTATATTGAGCCATTATGTCCTGCTCACCTTTCATAAAAATATATGCTTCAACTAAAGAACCATACAACATTGCCAAGTCAGCATTGTCACTCAACCATGTAGTGCCCGTTCCTGCACCAGAGGTTAAACTAGCAGGTCTAAACAAATACTGAACTTCAACCGCGTAGTCTTGGTCAGGAGTAGGAGCAACAATAAAGTTACCCACATCAAACTGAGCATAGTATCTTGGGACTCCCGTTACAGTGTAATCAGGATTGAACTCCTCTATAAAAGAAAGATCTTTGAACTCAAGGAATTGTTTTTTACCACTTACCGTTACGGTTATAGAGAACGGGGCTAAAAAATCACTAGGCGCACCAAGATATTGATTGTTAGTTGTCATCGTACCTTGTTGGTTACGCATAAATAAATTTAGTTGAACGTTCTTGAGTATACGCTCTTCAGCGGCTCGTATAAACACAGGTAAATTGTTTACGAAAGTCGTCTCCGAGTTTTCCGTATAATCTTGTATTGCCTGTTTTAAACTATCGTATGTAAAACTCATGGTGTATTCGCTTGGCCTCCCATACCTGAATGGTTGGTGCAATAATAATACAACGTTGGAGCACCTGATGCTACTGTTATCTGTGTGTACGCTCCAGAACTACCCGGAGTTCCCGCTGTAACGACGCCCGTGGTGTATGCAGAACCTCCGCCCCACGTTCCATTTGCAGTTGTGCTAAATCGTAAAGGATGCCCACTGTTACTTGAATCGCTCTGGTCAAATCGGAATACATCACCTTCAGCCAAATTCAACGTTGGTGATACCGATCCACCAATATAGTACTTGTTGCCGCTACCATATGCATTTGTGCCAGAAGCTACTGTAACGGTATAAATCGTTGTGTTTTGTACAGTTGTTACAGAGCCAACAGAACCCGTAGAAGCGGAACCTGTAGCCGCAGCGGTAACGGAAGCGGCTGGGGTGGATATTGTTACAGAGCCAACAGAACCTGTAGCTGAAGCAAAACCTGAAATAACCGCTGTGACAGGAATTCCTGTCTGTACCGTTACATTACCAACCTGACCTGTGGCTTGTGTGCCCAGTGTTTCAGGAAAAAATATTGTTACAGTGCCAACTCCGCCTGTAGCGACAAGATCATTAGCAGGAGTCACTCCTGGTATTTCTTTAAAACCAACAGGGTTAAATCCATACTGTAACGATCTTTGCTCCGACAAACCAGTTTCTGGTCGGGGGTCTCTCAATGCCTGTGGATCTGCACCTACACGAGGGGATCTAAGCTGCGGATGCTTTGCTTCAAACTCGTCTTTACCTACAAGTAGTCCGTTCCACTCCTTACGCATATCCTTGAGTCGATACCGAAAACCAGATCGATCTGATATACCGTAAGCTTTTTTGCCGGACGCAAATGCCATTATACCCTCAAGTATTGTATACTAGGTTGTAGTTTAAGCGGTGTTCTATCTTCGTCCTCATCAGAGGCACGTTGGAACTCTTCCTCATAAACAGTTTTCAATAGTTGAGTTCTGTCTAATGCTCGTTTCATAGACAGGTAATATGCTAATCCAGCCACCATGCAAGGATAGAAACGAAAAGGCATATCAGTAGTATTAGTAAGAGTATCAGCATCCTCGATTCGTTGCACATAATAATAAACTATCTGATCTGTTGAGTTTTCTGGAGTAGCCCAGATATTAATAACCGGATTTATCTTTCTATCAAAGTAATACTGACTTGGACGAGCTTCTGTAGTTTTATTAGGAACGGTTAGATATTCACCCCTACTGATCCTGCTCAGTTCATAGTCTGTACCGTCACGTCGTAATACCACCTCAAGAAGATCTACTACATCAGGTGTCAATGTTTCTTGGGCTTGACCCTTGGTAAGCGTGAGCGTTGCTTGCTTTATTGTCCAGAGATTCAAGCCTCTGTTTGCCCATTCTGCAAACATCAGGTTAAGAGACCGACGAGCCGTCTTTGCATCGTAGCCTGTACGAACCTCTAGTCCGCATCTTTCATATGCTTCTTCGATGATGTCAGCTACATCTAGTTCGAAGTCTCTTGATCCTGAAGTTGCCATAGCTTAACTCATGTGTGGTTTCTGATTGGTTTTAGTCATAACAGCACCACCGTTTTTATAACCCATGTTGTCCAAAGCCTTCTGTGCTTTTGGGTTAGTTTTTGCTTCTTCACGGAGAGCTTTAATGCCCTCATTTGGTGCTTCTTTATTTTTATTTTCCATCGCTATCATCCTCATTATAAAGATTATCGAACACTCGGTTTACATCTAGTGTATAGTCTAAATCACTTTTTGAATAGTGTATATGTTGTGAGGGTTTGAAATCAGGGGCACCCTCTCCCACAGCAAACCAAGCTGGATGCGTTACACGCACCCGATTATTTGGTAACGCAACAATATTACCCGTCCACTCTCCTGCATCTAAAAGCTGTAAAACATGACTTTGTTTGTGTTGTGCAGGGTCATCACCAATCTCGCTGTCAGTGTAGTCTACAGTAAACAAATATTTAGCAGGAAACATTTGACCATCGATCTTGGCTAACCAAGGACACGGTGTCGCCCTGTCCAAAACATAAACAGAATGATTATGTGAGGAACAATCCCAAGGCTGTGCGTCGTGTGTCGCCATGGGTTCAGGCCATTCTTCTAAAGGTATATCTGCAACCAAGGCAGTTATAGGCATCCTAGCCCACATTGCACCGCCGTGAATTGTATCTTCCTCCTCGTCTTCAGCTTCACATCCTGTGAAAATTACTTGAAAACTTAGAGATCTATTCGGTATGGTTGTAACTGCAACCACCATAGCATGGAGAAACTCGCCGTGATATTTCTCATGATTATGGGTGTACTCACGACGAACCCAAGCCTTAAAATAAGGTATATTGCTTTGTAGGTATGGCATAAGACTCTAGAATATTCTTACTTTTCCGCCGACTACGCCGCCCTTAGACATCATTTTGCCACCAAGACGATATCCTTTTTTCATTTTACCGCCAGCTTTATAGCCCTTGGTCTTCATCTTACCGCCAGCTTTATAGCCCTTGGTCTTCATCTTACCACCGACTGAGTAGCCCTTGGTCTTCATCTTACCGCCGCCACGGTATCCTTTCTTTTTCATCATGATACTTTCTCCTTTAAAAAACTCTAACACCTCTAGTGGCTACCAAACCACCACCACTAGCCTTCCAACTTATTCGTTTGGAAGACTTCTTCTTCTTTGCAGCAGAAGTACATTGCGCCATAGTTGGTCTGCAAGCCGGATAACCTCTGCGTTTCTCACCCTTTTGACGACCACAAGGTTTGCCTGTCTTACAGTCTACCCAGCCTTTACCGTCGTTTTGTCCAAACCATTCACGAAGGGAGTTCTTTGCCATCAGTAAACCTTTGTAACTTGTCGTCTGTTTTCCAACATAGCAGATCCACAACCAGCAGCAGTAAACCCCCCGCCATCTCGAAACTTTTTCTTTGGAGGTCGTTTAGGGTTATCAATTGCAGAAATCACACCACCTTCAGCAGCTTTTTTAGTAGAGTTTCCCCAGTTGGCGGCTCCTACCTTGCGACACTTTGATAGTGCCCCCGAAGCGTATGCGCTGGGCCACACCTTGTACCGAGCTTTTACCTTGTGATAACATGCGTCTTTTTTTGACTTCTTCTTTGCCATTAGTTCGCCTCCGAGGTGACTTGGATACTTGGAATGATATTTGTCCACGACTTATCAAGACTAAACTTCCTTTCCGATAGTTCTTCTACAGACTGTACAAGATGATCTATCTTCACATCCATGACCTCTGTTCTCTTGTCTACTGAGACAAGGGTGGTGATCATCCATACCAAACCAACGGAAGATAGGGATAATCCCGCGCCCCAAAACAAAAGTTGTACATTCCTGTCCATCACTACCACATCTTACAAGACCAGTACTTGGCCTTTAGTTTATCCAGGGTGCCTTTGTCACAACCGTGACGGGCACGGAATGACTTACGACGTTTGGGGTTGGACTTCTTGATGGTCATGTTAGCATCACCAAACCTAACGATCTTTTCCTTGCCTTTGTCGCAAGCTTTTACAACAAACTTTTTACCACCAGAAACCTGACGTTTCGGCTTGTTGCATTTCATCTTAGACTTGTCGATCTTAGCCATCACGCCAACCCTACTTAGGTGTCGTCAAGTAACGCACAAACAATGCATGTTGCAGTCGCAGCACTTGATCCATCGTGACCAATTGCATGAACACCAGCAACTGTTGCATTTGGATATCTACCATAGAAGGATTGATTAGGGCTAATCTTAACCGCATCATCCGTAGTATTTGCTGCTGTACCACCGTCAAAAACAACATAGATATCATTAGCTGCATCAGTGTTTTTGATATAGATGAACTCAATCTTATCTGTGGTTGCTACCGCTGTTGGCTGCACGTTGGCGTTAACTGCGGTATAGTCAGTAAAATAACCCGCAATCAAATCCGTGCTTGCCGCTGTAACACTGGTTAGTTTGTAGTACCACTTGTCGTTCGCGTCTTTTGGCGAAACAGTGGTGGTGGCTTCGATAGTTTTTGCTATCTCGTCCGGTAGAACTGTAGTCTTCATGACTACTGTAGCTGCGTCAGCCATGTCTTATCTCCTTTACACTCACCCGAAGAATCCGGTTATCGAGGTGATGTTAGTTAGGGTTACATGGCAGTTATCCTCGAAGATAATGCCATGATCGGGTATCGTTACTTGCGTGTCATCCGAGGTGTTAAACACCATGTCTAACAGCGTTGCTCCACCGCTACCGTTTTTGAAAACTACTTGAGGAGACCCGCTCGAGGCTGTCTTCACATAGAAAGACTTCAAACGAGTCCTGCCTGTATTCAAGTTTCCAGTGGCAGTAGCTGTCTTTGCAAATATAGAAGCAGCCATGTGTTACCTCCTATTAAGCGGTTGGTGAATCAGATGAAATACCAAAAAACTTCAAAGATAATACACCACCAGCACCCGCAGTGCCAGAAATTACTACTTCAACTTCATCAGGAGTTTCGGTTGCTGCGGTTGTTGCACCACCTGACATTCCCAACGCACCATTGCATGGAAAAAATCCTTTGAAACCCGTAGAGTTTATCGCAACAGATATACCATCAACAAAGCCGTCTGTGTCTGCGTCTGTGCCAATATCAACAAGGTTAACAGCATTAGCCGCTGCGCTTGTTACAGTCACGGCAACACCCATTGGAATAAAGTTTGAGGGTATTCCTATAGAAGCTTCTTTGTGATCTGTACCACTCGCTGCAACGGTAATGGTTGCAGTGTAGGTGGAAAGAGTCATCTCATTAGTAAGACCTCCAGTAGTGGAGTTTTTAATGATAGATTTAAAACCGTTTTCTGAACGGACGGGACCGTTAAATGTCGTATTAGCCATATGAATCTCCTGTCTGGGCTATTGTCAGTAACCTTATGTCACTGTCAGGAATAACTTCACTATAACACAGGAAACAAAAAAAGAAAGGGGTCTTCGAAAAGACCCCTTAGTTATTAGGGAGGTAATCTTTTGCAAAAAGATACCTCTAGTATAACATACTTTATGCGCCTTCTGTACCGAAAACTGCACGCCAGTCAGATACGCCAAAGCTGTATCTTTCACGTGCTTTAAAACGCATATTTCCAGTGTCAAAGTCACCTTCCATAGCTGTTTTAATTGGAGTACGCTGAAACAGTTTAAAACCGTTTGGCGCATCCGTTTTCACAAAGAATGCATCTGTGTCTGTTAAGAAATGGTTGACAACCGCTCCGTCTGGCAACATGCCCATTGAGCGCATTGCGTTGACGTCATTGTCAGCCGTTCCCGGACGCAGATTTGAGTTTAAGACACGTTCAGCAATAAACTGAAGTTCTTTTGGAATAATCAATTTCATTCCACGAACTGCAATTTTCAAGCCTCTTTCATCGGTCAGACCCGAAATATCAATGAGCATTTGCTCAAGAGATGTTTCATTCAAGTCCGCAGCAGTTGAAAGCTTGTTGCGTTGGTTGCCAGACAAACTTGGGTGAGCTGTTGAACAAAGTGCAGCACCGTCTCCAACTGGAGCACTTGTGCTAAACGCGTTATTCAAAATAGCCGCCGCTTTAATTTGTTTTGTCTGAGACATTGAACGAGCTAGAGCTCTGGTATAACGCGCAGCTAAACGGTCATAAAGGTTATCTTCAATTGCTTCTTCAGTAATTGAGAATGCCAAAGCAATAGTTTCGTGTGTATAACGCGCAGTAAATGTTTCCTGTGCATCATCAAACGAAATTGCTCCGCCTTCACCTTTAACTGGAGCCGTTCCGAAGCCACCGAGCATCACTTCCTCTTCGAATGCCCTGTCTGAGGACTCTTCGTCAAAGATGTCTGCATGCTCGTTTTCGTAACGGTCGTACTCCAAACCAAACAGCGCGTTAAGGCCGGGTTCCAACTCTTTCGCTAGTTGTGCGCGAGAGATAGCCATAATCTATTCCCCTTCCTTATGTGCCGGTTGAATCCGCAGTAGTCTGCGAATCAAAACGACGGGTTGCTGCATTGTAGTGTGCATTGATACGAACGAGTAAGTGCGCGCCAGCCGACGCGTAATCATTGTTTGCATCATCGTCAACCAAACCAACGATACGTAAAGGTAAAGTTGCTGTAGTTGCGATTGAAGACACACTAAGTTCAGAATTGGAACGCCCTGTATCAGTTGAACCTGTACGTGCGGACGTGCCCAGTGACGCGTTTGCAAAAACACCAGTTAAAGCAGTAGCGCGGTCTGTAAGTGTAGCATCTGCTGCAACAACAAACAGTTGATTTGGATTGTCTGCGACAACCGCCTCAACAGGAAAGTTTGTGTTGACAGACACTGAACCCGCACCCGGCCAATAATTTAAGAAAACTGGTTTTTTCTGCGTGCTATCATGGTACTTCACACCCATTAGGACACCTACCGCAGCGGTTGTACCGCCACTTGTTGCGCCAGCTCGATCTATAACTCCGCCTGCTGTTGGAGTTACAAGTCCATACTGGAAGATAGCGTTTGCATTAGTAGCATCTATCTCATAGGTGGTAAGGCCGGTGCTATTAGTTGCACTACCGACCAACCCAACGGGACGAAGACCAAAGGCAGTTTCTTGGTTTGCCATAGGATTTTCTCCGTTTTAAATGGGGACACCACGTTATTTACGCGGGCCACCGAAGGTTACACGAGATTGACGATCAGCGTTGCCGATCCTCATAGTTGAATGTGCGTTCTCACGAAGCATGTCTGAATCTACGGCTTCCATTTGGTCTGCATTTCGCTGCGAGAAATAATGTTCTCGTTCTAAAACCGTTTCAATAGGCATCCTTGCCAGAACTAGTCCACCAACCCCAAACACTCCTTCATATTTACCTGTATCCACCACTGGTGCCTCAAAGTCAGGGTATTCGTCACTACGGACAAGTTCCCATCCTTCTCGTAATCGAGCTGAGATGTTTTTGCGGTCATCGTGACCACGCACTTCAGCACGAATCCAGCGATGCTTGAACCCTTCGGGTGCAGGCGGAGCATCTAGCATGGACGGGGGAGCCCACGGACGCCGTTGCGCCGTTTTCTCCCGTGTTTTGTTTTCGCGAGGGGCACGATCTATGCCTTCATAACGATCTTTTGTATTCGACATTTTCTTACTCCTTCACATATTTCGCATATTCTTCTAGCGGCACACCCAGCTTTTTAGCTATTGCAACTTGGGTCGGGGTGAGTTTGACCCTTTTACTGCGCCCAGATGTTTGGCGGCTAACTCCAGCAACCGTTTGAGCGGCACGTTTGCTAGAACCGAGCTTTTTCGGAAACTCTGAAACAAGTCTCCGATCAAGTTCATTATAATACTCATCGCTCTCAGGGTCAAACCCTTCTTCTTCAATAAGTTTTTTATGTATCCCAAAAGCAGCAAAAGTCATAACTTCGTCTTTACCAAACCAAACATTTTTTGCTGCCCAGTCCTCTGCTTTTGGATCTGGCCGTTTGATTTCTGTTGGCTGTGCTTGTTGTGCTGGCTGTGCTTGAGCCCCATTTTCTTGCGCTCTTTCCTGCACAGTTTCCTGACGCTGCTGTGCTTGAGAGTATTGCACATTTCTAGCACCAAGATTAGACAACTGCTCTTGTGCGGCAACAATCGCATCGCTATCTCCAATATCAATAGCATGCTTTAAGTTTGCTTTTGCCTGAGCTGTTTCAATTTCCAGACTCTTGCCATATTGCTCCATATAGCCTTTGTCTAAAGATTGTACCTTTTCTTCCAAAGCTTTTGCCTGCGTCTGCACTTGTTGCGCATATCGAATAGCTTCTTTTTCGCGCTTCTCTGCATCTCGCATTTTCTTTGTAAGTTGATTTATTCTTTTTTGAGCGCTGCTTACCTGTTGCTCTTGCTCATTTGAATCTTCAACTTCTACAGCAGCTTCTTTATCGTCTGCTTCTTTACCGAGCTCTACTTCTGTTTCCTGAGCTTCCGTCGTATCAATTTCAATTTCATCCTTAGATGGTTCAAAAGTTGTTTTTTGTTCCTCAACTGCTTCCATTTTTTTCTCCTAGAGGCTTAAAATATCATCGGGATCACTAATGACGGCTAATATTTCGTCATCGTTCAGAATACGGACTTCTCCGCCTTCTATTTTAAATCGAGACCCTGAATATCGAGCAAAAATTACCCAGTCGCCTTGCTTACACCAAGCGCCATTAGGGAATTTTTCCTGATCCTTGTAGCAAAGTTCGCCTTGCTTCATAACGTATCCAACAACCGTCGTTATCTGACCGTCATCAACAACACTATCTGGCAAAAACACGCCACCCTGCGTCTTGCCCTTGCCACGATAGGGAAGAATTAACATTCTCCAACCCGTGGGTTCAGGCATCCTTTCTAAGAGAGATTTATCCACTTTAGAGGGGTCAAGAACCCTCTCTTGTGGTTCAACGTACATGCTGGATACTCCAGCTTTTGCGGCTTCTAAATCGACCGATTTGACTGCTTCAGTCATTGTTATGCTCCTGTTTTTCTAGCAGGCTCGCGAGTTCCTGAGATATAAAGTTTAAAGCGTCCAGCTCGCCCATGCATCGCTGGTAATGCTCCATTGATTGAATGCCATTGTTTTCTAAAACATCTAGCACCATTGTTTTACGCTCTTTCACAGACCGTTGAACAAATTGTACGACGTCTAAGTCGTCCATGCTACCTCGCTATCTTATAACATTCGATTATTATGTAACATGTCTTATACTTAGACGCCACCCATTTTTTAATCAATTAATTCAAAATGAGGCCCGTCTATAAATGGGCGCCGACCTTGAGACCTGCGCAAATCAACATAAGCATTCATGGCTTCTTCCATTGTGCCTTCCCACTTACGAATATCCATAGGATACGGCATTTCTGGTGTGCCCCATGCAGCGCCCCAACAAACAGGGACATTCAGATTAATCGCCGCTTCCTTAATTGCGTCTGCTAAATCATCGTACAAATTAAGTTCCCAACTTGCCCGTCCGTTCACAAAGGCCATGATGTCAAAAGCTTTACCCTCTAGATGTTTAGATTTTAGAGTTTGGCTGGCTCCAGAAGCTACGAGCTCCTTCTGTTGTTCAATGGTTCGCATGCCTTGCACAACGCCAAAGTCTGTTTTAGTTAGCGTTATTGCCATTTTGACAACGGCTTGGAGCCCGTCATCAATTCCCTCAAGCCTATCAAGGCTTCTTCTGCTTAATTTAAAACTCATTATTTTCTCCTAACGAATTGTTTGTACCCTTTCACACCGAAAGAGGCTGAAATTGCAATTCCTAAACTGTAAAAATACCAGTCTGGCGCCTTATGGAGCTGCTCAAAGCCCCTATCTACAATACCCTCTGCGCCCGGTATAAATGCAAGCACAAGCGGAATTGACAACACAATAACGAAAAATTCGTCTTTCCAGCTCGAACCGCTGTTCTCTGCCATAATGCGTTCCCAATCAGCAACGCTTGTTTTTTCTGACAACAAAATCTTTGCTTTTGCTTCCGCCTCAGTAAGTTTAAGCTTTGCTTCTGCGGCTTGCTTTGTAGTCTTTGCATCAAGCCAACTACTAGCTAAACCTGCTACAGGTCCTAA